GGCTCGGCCTTTTTTGTTGTCCAAAAACAGGGAGGTGTTGAAAATGCGATATCTTGACGATCCCGAAGAGGACAAGAAAGTGAAAGGTGAGAATCCCTTCTGGGATTGTTTCAGATATCCCTGCATAAACTCCCAGAGCGATTTTCAAAGCACTGTCGAAAACTGGCAAAAAGCAATATCAATAAACGGCTCTATCGGTGCAAATAAAGTCTAAAACGGAGGTGAGATCATGGCAAAAACAGGCAGACCTAGAAAATATAAAACTGCCGAGGAATTGCAGGTCAAAATTGATGCCTATTTTGCCGAGTGCGAGGAAAAGGATAAGCCTTACACGGTCACGGGGCTTGCAATGGCGTGCGGTTTAGATCGGGAACAGTTGATTAACTATGCTTCGGAAGAAGAGTTTTCCGACACTATAAAAACAGCGAAAGCAAAAGTGCTCCGGTGGCTTGAGGAACACTTGAACGATAAATCAACCTTCACTCCTGGAATCATTTTCAATCTCAAAAACAATTACGGTTGGAGGGACGAGAAGTACCTTGAGCACACAGGCAAAAACGGCGGCCCCTTGTTAATCAGGTGGCAGACCGCTGACGAGGCAATAGATGAATGAGATAGTCATTCCATATCATCCCAGGTATCCGCAGAATGTCATTCACTCCCAGATGGACTCCCATAGATTCTCGGTCATTGTGGCTCACAGGCGGCTTGGCAAAACTGTCTGCGCGGTCAATCACATGATCAAAAAGGCATTGACGGTCACAGTTCCGAATGCACGGTATGCATACATGGCTCCGCAGCTGAAGCAGGCGAAGAGGAATACCTGGGACTATTTCAAGCGGTTCGTTCAGCCGGTCCCGGACGTGAAAATATCGGAATCTGAACTGACGATCTCCCTGCCTAATGATTCCAGGATGATGCTTTTGGGCGCAGATAATCCCGATGCTATCAGGGGTATGTACCTTGACGGCGTTGTTATGGACGAGGTAGCGCAGATGAAGCCTGAAGTGTGGGGAGAGATAGTCCGGCCTACACTGGTTGACCGTCAGGGGTGGGCAGTATTCATCGGCACTCCGAAGGGCATGAATCTGTTTTACGAATTGTACGAATACGCACAGACCCTGGATGACTGGTATGCGGCGATATACAGGGTGGATGAGACGGGCATAATCTCGGAAAAAGAACTCGAGATGGCGAAGGCGACCATGAGCGATGCGGCCTACAGGCAGGAGTTTTTGTGCGACTTCTCAGCATCAAGCGATGACACGCTCATCACAATAGACCTCGTTAGTGCGGCGTGCAAGAAGACCATCACTCCTGCGGATGTCAGGGGAGCGCCGAAGATACTGGGAGTTGACGTTGCTCGCTTCGGGGATGACCGCTCTGTCATAGTCCTGAGGCAGGGGCTGTGGTGTCACGAACCGATAGTCTTCACCGACGTGGACAACATGACGCTCGCTCAGAGGATAGCGGCTCAATATGACCATCATCAACCAGACGCGCTCTTTATAGACGCTGGACGCGGCGAGGGAGTTATAGACAGGCTTAGACAGCTAGGTTATCCGGCGATAGAGGTCAACTTTGGGGGCAAGGCTGCCGATCCCGTGAGGTACGCCAATAAACGCTCCGAGATGTGGGACAAGTGCCGGGAGTGGATAGAGGCAGGGGGCGCATTGCCGAACATGCCTGACCTCAAGACCGACCTCGTATCACCGACATACAAAATGGACTCATCGGACAGGATGGTGCTTGAGGCGAAGGACGATATCAAGAAACGCGGGGGCAGGTCGCCTGACATTGCGGATGCGTTAGTCCTGACCTTCGCGGCTCCCGTGAGACCAAAGCTGAAAGTGACAGACAGGTCGAATACGGCTAAGAACCGTTTCAGTAACGCCGATAAATACGATCCCCTGAAAGCGAGGTAATAGCATGTGCATATTTAATCCCACTGTCCCGAAGATTACACCTCCTCCCGTCAAGAACGATGAGGGCGACAAGGTCAACCGTGGCATCGAGGCGGAGCGCAGGAGACGCGCTGCGGCATACGGACGCGAGGACACCGTGGCGACCAGTTCTCAAGGTCTGCTCGGAGCCGCACCCGTGGCGAAGAAAAAACTATTAGGAGAGTGAGTTGACGGCGGATGGCTCAATACGAAAATGAGGCGTTGATGAAGCATGTCAAGCGCCGTCAGAAGGAACTGGAATCACTCAGAGAACCAATGCAGCCGTGGTGGGAAGACATCACGGCATTTATTTTGCCTTGGAACGGGCTGTTCGATTGGGCTAAGCCGTCTGACGCACAACGCTCTGTCGCTGAGATATACCATCCTGCACCTACATACGCCGTCAACGTCATGGCGGCAGGGTTGCAGGGTGGGTTGACGAGTCCTGCCCGTCCGTGGTTCCAACTTGCCACAAAACACCCGGCAGGTGGTCGCTCAAAGGCGGCTAAGGCATGGCTCAAGGTCATTGAGGATCTAATGTACTCTATATTCTCACAGAGCAACGTCTACCAGGGACTGCATCACGTCTACAAGGAACTCCCTTACGGTACGGCGGCGGTCGTTACGGAGAAGGATTACGAGTCAGTCATACGCCTGAGACCGCTGACCATCGGGGAATACGTACTCGGAGTGGGACATGACCTCAAGGTGGATTCCTTCGGGCGCAAGTTCTGGCTTCCCGCTCATGCGGTTGTGCGATGGTTCGGTGAGAAGAACTGCTCAGAGAGATTAAGGGAACTGGCGAAGAATCACGAGGATACGCCTGTCATGATAGACCATTTCGTGGAACCCAACGAGATGGCTAGAGAGGACAAGCCCTTCAACGCAGGGAAGGGATTCAGGAGCGTCTACTACGAGGACTCCGGGCACGAGAATAAGAACTTCCTGAGGGAGTCAGGGTACGGAATATTCCCCGTACTCGCACCCAGATGGTCTGTCGTTCCGGGCGCACCGTGGGGATGGGGTCCGGGAGAGACGGCTCTTGGAATTGTGCAGATTTATCAGCAGTTTCAGAAAAAGACCATCAAAGCATTTGACATGAGCATAGACCCGCCCCTTGTCGCTCCGCCTTCACTTGAGACGATAGGGGTCAACCAGTTGCCGGGCGGGGTGAACTACGTGCAAGACCCGTCAGGCGACAAGTTCGGGCCTCTGTTCTCCATCGACTTTCACCCTGAGCGCATCAAGACTTGGACGGACGATCTCCAGTACTGGATAGGCAAATCGTTCTTCAACGACCTCTTCCTGATGTTCGCACAGGAGCCTATGCGGGGCAGGGATGTAACGGCCCGTGAGGTCGTGGAACGGCACGAGGAAAAGATGCTCATGATAGGGCCTGTCCTTGAACAACTCTATTCTGACCTGCTTGACCCGCTCATAGACACGGCATTCAGTTACATCATGGACGCGGGTATCGCACCTCCGCCACCGGCAGAACTTGAGGGCGAAGAGTTGAAGGTGGAATACATCAGCGTCCTCGCACAGGCGCAGAGGATGGCAGGGATGGAGAAGGTTGAACAGTTCTCCGGCTTTGTGGGGTCAATCGCTGAATTCCAGGCGAAAGCGGGTAAAGACCCTGACGTAATAGACAACATCGACTTCGACAAGGCTGTTCACATCTACGGGGACATGATAGGCGTTCACCCGGAGATATTGAGGGACGAGAAGAAACGGGACTTCATCCGGGCGGAGAAGGCAAGGGCAATGCAGCAGCAGATGATGATGGCGCAGGCACAGCAGGCGGCACAGGTGGGCAAGGACATGTCGGCGATCGAGAACAAAGAGAACAACGCGATAGGGGCGTTGATGGGTCAGAGGGGTAGCGCGTGATGCTCCCGCCGAGCGCAGGGATATTCGAGCCTGAAGAGCCAGAGGGGAAGGCACAGCAGGAAAAGGACGGGAAAGCAAGACGGATGGAACTGGCGGAGTTCTACGACCTCATGCACGACCTGAGGTTTCGCCGTTACATCTGGCGACTTCTTGCCTTCACGGGCGTGTTCAGGTCTACGTTCACGGGCAACAGCAGGGGTTACTTCCTTGAGGGACACCGCAATGTGGGACTGTCTATCATGCGGGATCTCATGGAAGCGTGCCCTGAGATGTTCCCCGTCATGCAGAGAGAAGCGAAGGACGGGATCTATTCATTCAGGGAGAAGAAAGGGTAGGTAAATATATGGGAAAGTGAGCAGACTGCATTGACCCCGTGGTTGCGGGGCTTGAGTTGATGAAACAGTTAGGAGATACCGAAGAGTTGCAACCGTCAAGCAATACTTGTCAGTTCGATGGATGGCAACCGAAGCAGGAAGAGCCGTGGTACGTGGGGAAGTATGTAACGCCGATGTGGTGAGGTGATTCTATGTCTCGGAGTTTCAAAAAGAACCCGATATTCTGGTGGCGTGACAGGGGGTTGAACAAGAGGCTTCGGGCGAAACTCAAAGAGAGTACGGAGCCTATACCGGACGGCGGGCATTACAGGTCTATTGTGTCTGACTACTCGGAATGCTGTGGGTATACATCATTTGATGACTTTGCCTTTTGGCAGCGTGAATGGTGCGGGTCAGATGATGAACTGCGTGCCAAGTGGATGAAGACCGTCAGTAAGTGAATGGGGGCGACAGGTGAGAGGGTAATGCTGCGTAGCGGAGTTACCTTAACGGGAGTTCAATTCTCCCCGCCTCCACCAAATGGGGGAAGCGAGGGAACAAGGCCACGGCGTCTGTGACGTGCACAGTGCGACCATTTAGGATGGCCGCCATGTGGCCCCCTGGCCCCCACCAATAAGTAGCTCATCTGCCAATTAAGTGGGCAGAAGGAGTAGCGATGCCGTTCACTCGGGTGGGCGGCATTAGTCATGTAATAGGGGGTGGCGACTGTCCCCGCCGGCACAACAGTCGAATAAAGGGTGGCGACTGTCCCCGCCTGGCAAAACAG